CCTACAAATATCGCAGACCCAAATGCCGATGCTCCTAAAGCAGACACAAAGGCACCAGTAGTGCTAAGTGAAGCGGCACAACTACGCATTAAAGCAGGTATTTCAACAGTACTAGCTGAATCAAAGAAAGTAGAGGAAGCAGTTGACATGTGCCCAGAAGCATGTTGTGGTAAGCCTGTAACTGAATGTAAGTGCGGTCCAGATTGCGAACATTGCGATTGTCATTCTAAAAATGCCGCAATGAAAGAAGGCAAAATGCCACAAGCGGCACTTGATGCGTTAGCAAAGAAAAAAGGTAAAAAGGCTAAGAAAACTGGTGACGATCAGAAAGACGAGTCTACAGAAACAAAATCAAAGTCCAAAAAATTCGATGAAGAAGTTGAAGATATCCTAAAAACAGCAGAAGCAAAACTTGTTAAAGAAGCCAAAAAGAAAATGGTAAAGGTTGACGGTAAGATGGTTCCAGACTATGCCGCTGACGGTAAGGGCAAGGACGATCTAACTAAGGAAGGTGGAACAAAGAAAGCAGACGCTAAGAAAGACGCTCCGGCTTCAAAAGGACTTTCAGACAAGCAAAAGAATCTTCCAGCAGGATTACAAAAAGCTATTGCTAAAAAGAAAGGTGCTAAGACTGAATCAACAAAGACTACTAAAAAAGCAGTTGCTGAATCAATGAGCTTCTTAGATGCTATTAAGATTGTAAAAGAAAGCAATGGCGAAATGAAAGTTTACGCTGTCGATAATGCTATTTGGAATTGGGCAAAACGTGTTGCCGCTTCTAAAGTAACAGAAGGCGGTGTTAAACAAGAAGCATACGCCGCTAAAGTTTACGAATCGCGCGGTGGTGTTTGGGACGTTTCCAAAACAATAATTTCAGAATAATTCAATATACATATTGGTAAAATTAGGCAGTTAAAATACTTGACTGCCTTTTTTTATGACTATATAATACATACATTAACTAGGAGATAATCTATGGCAAGATCACATTACGGTCCAGAAGAAAAAGCAAAATTAGATCGTTTAATTAAAGAAGGCTCAACTGTACTACGTGAAGTAGAAGATTTACAGGCAGGCTTAAAAGACACAGTAAAGGCAGTAGCAGAAGAATTAGAAGTTAAACCAAGCATTATTAACAAGGCAATTAAGATTGCTCACAAAGGCGATTGGAAAGCTCACGAAGAAGAATGGGAAGAGATTGAAGGCATTCTCGGTATTACCAACCATTTGCCTACAGACAATAATGGTGATTCGTGAGACAAACTGTAGTAGACTTTTGGCTTAATAGTTATAATTCGGATAAAACAGCATTTGCTTTTGAACTTGTTAGTTTTATTTTCACTGTTGGTGCTAGTTTAACCCTTGCTATAAATGCTAGAGATCCAAATATGCTTGTAGTATATCCAGGATTCTTTGTTGGTAGCGTTACACAAGCATACGCAAGTTATCGTAGAGGTGCGGCATGGGTAATGTTGCTTACTGTATACTTTGCTTGTGTTAATGTATTCGGATTCGGGGTTGCCTCCAATTGGTGGTAATAAATAGTTTTGAGAAAGGTAAGATCAGCCACAAGTGATCACTAGGTATGTGTCAACCGGAAATGGCATAGGAGAAAAATATGAGTTATGTAGATGCTTTCTACAATCGTGATAATGACGTAATTCACGTCGTCGAAAGAGACAACAACGGTAAACGTCAGTTTAAAGAATACCCAGCAAGATATCTATTTTACTATCCCGATGCTAGAGGAAAGTACACCAGCATTTATGGTGAACCGCTAAATCGTGTAACCTGTAAAAACATTAAAGACTTTCACAAAGAACAGAAAATTTATAGCAGTAAAAAACTTTATGAAAGTGATATTAATCCCATCTTTCGTTGTCTTGAAGACAATTACCTAAACCAAGACGCTCCGAAACTAAACGTTGCGTTTTTCGATATTGAGGTCGACTTTGATCCAGAGCGTGGTTACGCTTCTCCAGAAGATGCTTTTATGCCTATTACTTCTATTGCTGTTCATTTACAATGGATGGAAGAACTAATATGCCTTGCTATTCCTCCAAAAACTATGAACATGGAAGAAGCACAAAAAGCTATTGAAGGAATTCCAAACACATATTTGTTTGACACAGAAGGCGAACTATTAGATTCGTTTCTTGATCTTATTCAAGACGCAGATATCTTAACCGGGTGGAACAGTGAAGGATTTGATATTCCTTATACTGTAAACCGTGTAACAAAAGTACTAAGCAAAGAAGATACACGCAGATTTTGTCTATGGAACCAAATGCCTAAGAAGCGTGAATTTGAAAAGTTTGGACGTAAAAGTGTTACATACGACTTTGTAGGTCGTGTACACTTAGATAGTTTAGAACTGTACCGTAAATATACCTACGAAGAACGCCATACATATCGATTAGATGCTATCGGTGAAATGGAAATTGGCGAAAATAAAACTGTATATGAAGGTACACTTGATCAATTGTACAACAATGACTTTAGAACGTTTATTGAATATAACAGACAAGATACCGCACTACTTGACAAACTGGACAAGAAATTAAAGTTCTTAGATCTAGCAAATACAGTTGCTCATGAAAATACAGTTATGCTACAAACAACAATGGGTGCTGTTGCCGTAACAGAACAAGGTATTATCAACGAAGCACACAGACGTGGATTTATTGTTCCTAATCGTATAAGACGTGAGCCTGGCAGTGAGCCTGCGGCAGGAGCGTATGTTGCGTATCCTAAAAAAGGCATACATTCATGGATTGGGTCAGTTGATATTAATTCACTGTATCCTAGTGCTATTCGTGCTTTGAATATGGGTCCTGAAACTATTGTAGGACAACTACGTCAAGACTACACTAAAAACTTTATTGAAGAACAAATGGTTCGTAATAAGAAGTCGTTTGCCGCTTCGTGGGAAGGACAGTTTGGTAGTTTAGAATACGAACTTGTTATGGAAAAGAACGTATCAAAAGAAATTGTTATTGACTGGGAAGATGGTAATGAAGATACACTAACAGGCGCACAGATATATGATTTAATATTTGAAAGCAATCAGCCTTGGATGTTAAGTGCTAACGGTACTATTTTTACATACGAAAAAGAAGGTATTATACCTGGACTACTAAAGCGTTGGTACGCTGAACGTAAAGAGATGCAGAGCAAACTAAAAGAAGCAAAGGACGCTGGTAATAAAATTGAAATCGAATATTGGGACAAACGACAATTGGTTAAGAAAATTAATCTTAACAGTCTATATGGTGCTATTCTTAATCCTGGGTGTCGCTTTTTTGATAACCGTATTGGCCAGAGTACTACACTAACTGGTCGTACTATTGTTAAACATATGGCCGCAAAGATCAATGAGATTATTACAGGCGAATATGATTATAGAGGTAAGGCAATCATTTACGGTGATACTGACTCTTCTTACTTTAGTGCTTACAATGTTCTTAAAACAGAAATTGAAAAAGGTCAAATACCTTGGGATAAAGACAGTGTCGTGAAACTGTATGATCAGATAGCAGATGAAGCATCCGCAAGTTTTCCAAAGATGATGCTTGATAAGTTCCATTGTCCAAAAACACGTGGTGATGTTATTGCCGCTGGTCGTGAAGTTGTTGCTTCAAGCGGATTGTTTATTACTAAAAAACGCTATGCTGTTCTTTACTATGACATGGAAGGTTTCCGTGTTGATGTCGAAGGCAAGCCGGGTAAAATTAAAGCAATGGGTCTAGACCTTAAACGCTCTGATACTCCGGTGGTTATTCAAGACTTTCTTAAAAATGTACTTGAAATGGTGCTTGACGGCAAACCTAAAGAAGAAGTACTTGACTACATTACAGAGTTTAGAACAGAGTTTCATGGACGACCTGGTTGGGAGAAAGGTTCTCCAAAACGTGCTAACAAGATCACAGAGTATCAAGCAAAAGAAAAGAAACTAGGAAAAGCAAATATGCCTGGTCATGTTCGTGCTAGTATCAATTGGAATACACTAAAACGCATGAACGGAGACAAATATTCTCAAACTATTACAGACGGAGCAAAAGTTATTGTTTGTAAGGTAAAGGATAACCCAATGGGATTTACTAGTGTTGCGTATCCGGTAGACGAGTTAAGATTACCGGAATGGTTTAAAGAGTTACCATTCGATGACGCTACTATGGAAACTACTGTTATCGATGAAAAACTTGGAAACTTAATTGGTGTTTTGGATTGGGATATTTCATCTACAAGACAAGACAACACGTTTAATAATTTATTTGATTTTGAATAATAAATTGTTGACAAACCTAAATAAAGGTACTATAATGTATATTAGAACTATGGAGATATCTAAATGAAAGACATTTTACAAGACATTGTTAGCCATACACAGAACCTTGGCTTCTTAACTACTGTAAAAGTT